CATTATATCATCTTCTATTTCTAGAACATGCATTTCAGGATAGTCAATCTCTTCCAGATGCATGGCATATCTCATTGCATCATCCTCTTCTTCAAAGATATAGAGAACTTGTTCTCCATCCTCATCAACAACAGAATATGCTCCTTCTCTTTCTTTGCCTGCAACTGTGATGATAAACATTATACCAACTCACACGCCTCCTGATACACTTCTCTGATTACATTTTGGATGACAGATTTATCTAGAGTTACATCTGCTTCTTCAATATATCTATTCAAGATTGAAAGTGTATCTTCTGTTTGAACGTCTTCTTGATTGCTATCATACCAACCACCAAAATCAAAGTTTTCAACAATTTTCAACTCTGCAACATTGGAAGTGTATAGTTTATCAATAAACTTTTCAAACTGAGTAGCGTTGGTCTTGCTCTTTACAACAACTTTAACAATTTTATTTTCATAAGGTCTTGTATCAAATACTTGATAGTCATTGTCATCATAGTAAATGACTTTAAAGAGTTGGTATGGATTGTCTACTGGTGTATGTTCAAGAGTTTCTGTGTCAAAAAGTGTGAAACCTCTCTTGTCACCTACATCATTCCAGAACATTTCATATGGATTTCCTAGGTAGAAGACTGTTCCATTATTTGATCTTGTATGGTAGTGACCTGAAAAGACTTTAGAGAACTTCTCAAATAATTTGCTTTCCAGACCATGCTCCATGACGATCTGTTTATTAACTCTAAATCCTTGGAGTTCAAGGTGCCCCATCGCACAGTCGCAAGTTGTCTTTTTAACCAGTTGGAGAGTTTCTTTTTCATTTTCTTCATTAATCCAAGGTACAAATAAAGTGTTTAGGTTATCTAATTTGACTTCTGTTGCAGAAGAATATACTTTGACATTATCATACTCTTTGAGAAGAAGGTCAACAGCGTTGATATCATTTGTATTCTTATAGTATGCATCATGATTGCCAACCATCAGGTGCATAGTGATACCTCTCTCCTTGAGAGGATCAAACACAACTCTCTTTGCCCACTTGAGTGCTTTGAACTCAATACCTTTTCTACTATCAAAAGCATCACCCATGTGAACAACAGTGGTGATGCCTTCTTTGTCTAGAGTTGGGAAGAAAACATCATTATAGAACTGTTCAAAATAATCATGAAATAGTTTAGACCCTTTACGGGCACCGAAATGTGTGTCGCTGATAACGGCTACCTTCATTGGTATCTCAACTTACTATGGACGGCATCTTTGATACTGTTATAGTCCGAATAATTTCCACTGTCAAGGTCATTGGCATCAAAAACTTCATCAAAGTCAGTTCTTTCAAGAATCTTGTTTTTGATTTCAAGTTGTTTTTTCTCTTGAGAAATTCTTCTCAGGAAGGCATAGTAGATAATCTGAGTAAAATAAGCAAATGGGTTCTTGGATTTCTCTGGATTAAAGTTATGAATGTATCTTACACAATTCTCAATACCATCACAAATCATATCATCTTTGAACATGTAGTTCACAAAGTTTGGTTTATATGATAAGTGATTAGCGATTTTCAAAAAACACTCACCAACATATCTAGGAATCTGTGGTTTAGGTTCATCATTGAGTTTTGCTTTCTCAACATCCAGAGCATACTGTTCCAGAGCAGCAAGAAAGTCCTTGTTATTTACATAATGTTCTGACTTCTTTGGTCTTGGCATGACTGAATATGTATTTGAAAAACCCATAATGTTACTTTATCTGTTGTCAGTATAACAGATATTAATGTAGTTGACAACCCTATGAATCTGCTGTAGACTAGGTTTGTCCAGGATGAAAGATAAGTTCTAGCTAGATTCGTAAAGCTTCTCTAGAACTTCTTTAGCATCATTTACAGATGAAAGATATCCCATCTTTCTATCTAGTTTAGAATAATTAGTCTTATTTGATTTACGTACATATTCTTGATAATAAAGAATCATCTCTATATCTTCTGATTCAGACATAGTAAGAACATCTTCAAGATTAACAACGAACATGTCATCTTTAGTTGTCTTTAACCAAGGTTCAAATTTATAACCTGTTACTTGACCTCTTATTGTAATCTCTTCAACCACAATGGGGTTAGAGACTAAAAGCATTGTTCTATCTTCTTCTTCTGAAGCTGCTACTTTAGCAAATACTTCATCACCACATTTAAATTTGATAGTACAATAGAAATCATCTTCAATCATACATATCCTCCTTTTTATTCTTTTATGTTGACTGATATAATGTCATAGTTGAATTGCTCTTGAACATAAATCTTCACTCTTTCAATAAAATGATTCAGTGTATAATTCTTTCTTGATCCTATAGTTAGATCATCAGCAATATCATATAGTTTTGCTTTCACTTTGTTTTTGCCTTTTCTAAGGACTCTACCAATGGATTGCAGATTACGAATCCTTGATTTGGATGGAGAGGCAAATATTACATTGTGAAGGTTCTTAATGTTGATGCCTGTACTGAATGTTCCATAAGATGCAACAATGATTGCATCCTTTTCTGTTTCTGTAATTGCTCTTACTTGTTCTCTATCTTCAGCATCCACACCACCATGAATAAAGAAGACTTTCCTGCCTTCCTTAACTTTTTTATTTAGCATTTCAAAAAGAACAGATCCATGTGCTTCAACCCTACTGAATAAGATGAGAGTATTGCCATCTAAGTCATCAGCAAGATTGACTATAAATTTATTTCTTTTCTCATTGCCAATCAAGAATTGAATCTCATCCTCATAGGTATCAAACTTCTGTGGTTTGTATTTGAGAATCAAACATTGAATGTCAAGAGTGGCAAGGTGTCCTTCATCAATGAGTTTCTTAGTTTGAGTAACCTTATATGAAGGTCCAAAGAGACCCTCTAAGACCCATTTATGGGTCTGTGTGCCATCTAAAGTGCCTGTGAACCCATACCTATACTTAGCATGATGTAACTTGTCCATAATGCCAATAAGAGACTTACTTTTAAAAAGGTGCGCCTCATCACCAATCACCACATCATAATCTTCAAAGAATGACCTATCTAATTGATAGACAGATTGCCAGGTAGTAATGGTGACTTCACTGGTATTGACTCTTTCCCTACCAGCATAGATTCTATGGCAGTGATCTTCTGCTTTCCACCCATAGTCCTGAAAGTCTTTAAACATCTGCTCTACAAGGGACGTAGTGGGCACTACAAGGAGGATCTTCTTGCCAGCATTTACAAAGTATCTGACAATGGTGTAAATCATAAATGACTTACCAGATGCTGTTGGAGAGATTAAAAGTTTTCTATTGTATCTGAGTGCATCATGCACTGCTTCAATCTGATAGTCTCTTGGTTGAAGGTGAGTGATGGACGCCATAAAGTCTTTGACACCTTCTTCTGAAATCATCTCATTGACTTCAAAAGGAAGACCATAGAATTTATTCTCTTCAAATTTATATGAATATCCAGCATTCTCACAGAACGCAACAATCTTATCCAACAGACCAACATAGATCCTTTTGGTCTTCATGTTGAATAGATGCACATATCCATCCCAGTACTTGCTTCTGTACTGTGGCATAAATTTCTTATTAGGAACCTCAAAGGTGAATCTGTCTCTCAGTTCATACTCTACATGAGGTTCAGTTGTAATCTTCAGGTAAACCTCGTTTACCTTCTGTATCACCAGATCAGACATAATATAATCCTACCTGGTGTATTTATTACATACTCTTAAACTTATATTCTAATATCAATCTGTACAACCAATTTTTTAGATAATCAAGATGCTCTTGTTCGGAAGGATGTCTAGAAGGATATCCCTCCCATGTTTCTATTCTTTTACATACACAGTGATACAAAAGATGCACATCTTCTATATCTAAATCTAAATGTAATTCTGGAGCATCTTCTTCATTCATTATCCTAGTCCTGATGAGAAACGCATAAACTCTATTGCATTTTTGATTTGATATGTTCTATTTGAAATTTGTTTCAGTATTTCTTCCAAATAGTTCAACATAGTATCATAGTAATCAATCTTCAATGATGCAGTGGAGAGTTTTTGATCAGCATCAAGATATTTTTGCATAGTGTCCTTGTCTCTAATTTTTTTAGGAAAAGGATCTTTTACATAAACATCAGGATCTGCTTTTCCAGCAAAGTATTCATATCTTTCATGCCTAATATTTTTTCTTTGTTGTTCAGCTTTTTTTCTTAAAAGAAAAATGTTATTATAAAGTTCATAATATTTTGAATGAAGAACAGGAATATTTAAAGATTCTGTATGTAAATTATCAGGGTCAATCTTTGAATCATCCTGCCACATTTTTTGGATTGTATCCAAATCAACCATTAGCAGCAACCAATATCACGAATATGGTATATAGTATACTTGAATGAGACCTCTGCTGTAAAGTAATCCAT